CGGCCAGCCTATGCAACAGACCCCACAACAAACGCGAATGATGAACTCGGGAGGTACTGCCGGGGGTGGCACACAGAGTACCAAACGAAGTGTCAGTGAAACTAAGAAAAAGTTCGTAGCTGCACAGCAGGGATGGAAATGCAAACACTGTCAAAAGACTTTACCAGCGTGGTTCGAGGTTGATCATATCGTTCGTTTGCAAAACGGAGGTAGCAATCATGTGTCGAACCTGTGTGCACTATGTCGTGACTGCCACGGACAAAAAACAGCAACTGAAACTTTCGACATGTAAACTAGATCATTTCAGTAAATATTCTACATGGTATATATACTAAGCATATACCATGATGACATTAAACAGCATTAAGACATTCATTAGGGTTCATAAGATCGGCATTCTAACTACATTAGCCCTTATAGTATACTTCATATTGTGGTTGGTTTACGGTAACAAACTAGAAGCTAAGGTCCCTGTGAAATATCATGGTCTTTCACAGCTGAGCCTCTTGATAGTCCCATTTATCATCCTCATGCTTGGCGCTTTTTATGCACAGCGATCCGATCTAATGCAAGATGTCGTAGCGCCGCGTTCAGGTAAATTAAAAGTGCCTGGTGTCTTTAACTTTCTTGGGAAGTCTACTGGTCTAATCGCTATTCTAGCTGGTATATGTGGACTCCTATTCGTTATACTCTGGGTAGTAAAAGAGTATCGTACAGCAGATGTGGTAGTCACATCTATTCTTGACGTTCTATTCGCGCTTGTTGGGATAGCTATACTCTACAAAGTCGGGTCGAAGCTGTCGACTTTCACGTTGCCCGCACCTTTAAGACTAATTAAGGAGGTAATATTATATTTCCCCTGTCTACTATTATCACTTATCAACTGGATAAGATACGAATACAAAATAACAGCAAAGCCCGTATGGATTTTATTAGCCATTGAGATTGGTATCATAGGACTTAGATTTCTACTGCCATGGCTTCTTGAGATGGTACTCAATCACGAAGGACAATTGCTTCTAAAAAATCCAGTGTATTTGAATAATGAAACCGCGATAGGGACGTTTGACAAACTCCACAAGGAAAGACTAAGTAAAAGTGACATCCAAGAGAAGGGTGCTTTTAATTATAATTATGCTATTTCGGGATGGTTCTTTATTAATCCACAACCACCAAGTGGTAGCGTATCATATTCAGAAGATACCAGTATTTTGAATTATGGAGGGAAGCCAAACGTCACTTACAATGGAAAGACTGATACATTGAAAGTGACCATAACCCAAGATCAGAGCGCGACTACGAATGATGGTGCGCGGGAGGTGGTCATTTTAAAACACAAACGGTTGCCTCTTCAGAAATGGAATAATATTGTGTTAAACATGAATGGGGGGATGTTAGATGTCTTCTTGAATGGCAAGTTAATAGTCTCTGGACCAGACACTATGGCCTACATGTCTTACGACAATCTGACCGTAGGTGCACCAAAAGGGGTACAGGGTGCGGCGTGCAACGTACGGTACTTTGACAAGCCTCTTTCTTTGACACAGATTTCTCTCCAATACAATACTTACCGCGGTCTTACTCCCCCCGTAGTCTAATGTTTATAGCATGAAGGATATTTGTTTATTTTATTAGCCTATAGTATATCAATGGCCGTGCTCGGAACAATTTTGACCATCGTGGCTATACTATTGATTATCTACCTCCTTTACTGGATGTTCAGCTCGAAGGCTACAAGTCTCAGCTCTATGCAATCTGGTACAAAGGCTACAGTGATCGGTTCAGATCAGCTCCCTGCGGCAGGCACCAACAACTACACATACTCGATGTGGTTCTATATTAAGGACTGGAATTACCGCTATGGAGAACCGAAGGTTCTTCTGGGTCGCACGGCAACAGGTGGCGAACCGAGTATGGCGATAACTTTAGGCGCAATTCAGAACAATGTCACAGTATCTCTTCGCGTGTATCCTTCGGCACAAGCACACTCTCACCCGCACGACGGAACGAGTGTAGGCGGGAGCACAATGCATGATTGCACTGTAAATAACGTGCCCGTGCAAAGATGGGTCAATCTACTTCTGAGCGTTAACGGACGGAGTGCTGACATCTACATAGATGGTAAATTGGTACGAACATGTGTATTGCCTGGTATTGCGAAAATAGATACTGCGGCGGCCGTCCATGTGACACCAGGTGGAGGTTTCTCTGGCTTTACCAGCAATGTTAAATACTACGCGAACAGTACAAATCCCCAGGAGGCCTATGACATATACAAGGACGGCTTTGGAGGGAGTATTTTAGGTAATTTATTCAGCAAGTACAAGATTAAGGTTGCTTTCCTTGAGGACAACATTGAACAAGGTAGTTTTTCAGTGTAATTGTGACCAATCCGTCGTGTATATATTATTTCCTAGCCATAATATATATACTTAATGAGCAGCCGCAGTGGATTTTCTGATCTCTTTTCTAGTGGAAGTTCTAGAACTGGAAGCACAAGCCACGGCTCGGTATCGCAAGGTGCAAGCGGATATTCAGGTCCGGGAAGCTATGCTCGGACGACTCCTTACAGCCGTGGGCAGTCAGGCAAGTTCCTCGCCGATACACGTGCTTTTCTAGAATCAAACAGCATCGTAGCGAAGTTTGCTTTCCTATTACTTGTACTTTTGGCCTTTATCGTCGTGCTTCGTGTTGGCACCTATCTTATTGGTCTTATATTCCAGCCTGATCAAACACCTGTACTTGTAGATGGTATGGTCGATTCACGTCAAATGATCGTGGTCCCTCAAAACCCTAATATAAAGGGTTCAAAGTCCATAATGCGATCAGTGAATCAGGGTGACGGACTTGAGTTCACATGGTCCTGCTGGATGTGGATTGACGATCTAGAATACAAAGCAGGACAATACAAGCACGTCTTTCACAAAGGAAACGACACCATACAGCAAAGCGGTCCCACCGCAGGGGTCAGCTTCCCCAATAATGCTCCTGGTCTCTACATTGCACCCAACACTAACGAACTCGTCGTCATAATGAACACGTTTAATGATATAACCGAAGAGGTGACCATTAAGGATATTCCGATAAAGAAGTGGATTTGCGTAATGATACGATGCACTGGACGGAACTTAGACGTATTTATCAATGGCGTTCTCACACAGCGCCACGTACTAGACAGTGTTCCCAAGCAAAACTACGGGGATGTATACGTCTCAATGAACGGTGGTTTCTCTGGTTACACCTCCTCCTTGCAATACTTCAACTACGCTTTGGGTATGGCGAAGATACAATCAATTGTTAGCAAAGGTCCTAGTCTTAAGATGAAGGCTGCAGACCTAGAAAAGACAATGCCCCGTTACCTCTCATCTAGATGGTTTTTTGTTGGCACAGAAGACGCCTACAACCCCTAGGTATAAACGTGCGAGTTTTTATAGTAGATTATACTATAAAAGCTAGAATGGGTGCACTAATAAGTAGAGACGGGCTTCCATGTGAAGGGCTCATATACGCCCCCCCAATCCCTGCACGGACTTGGACTCGCTATGGAGGAAACTGTGGAACCCACATGGGATTCACACAGGAACAACTGGACATGCGAAGGAAAGTCGAGATTCTGCAATACCAAGGTTTGCCTGCTAAGAAAGGAGGTAGTGTTAATGGACGAATAACTAAAGTCCAACGTTATGTGAATGCTGTCAATGGAAAGTATTTGCCCAATCGCACTTTCACCACCCAAAGCGAGACTGTTACCGCACCCAATACAGCTGATTTACAACTAGGGTGTGGCCCAAGTTCCGTTCCAGGAGAATGTTTTGTTTTGGAATATTCTCCTCAATCAAGTGCTGTCACTACTGACTGCCTTCCACCGCCCGAATCCACAACAGCTTCCGACGTTCCTGGACCACCTATGATGCTGCAACTTGACCCAAATGTTCCCGTTACAAACTTAGCCTTACAAAAAACTTACCCTGGGCAAAGCATAGACAATTTACCCGCGGGTCCGTAATTTCATTCTCTGAGTGTCGGATTCACACATATAGCGTGAGTCGGGAAAATGTCACCAGACATGCACATGTCCGAATCACTCACCTTTATACAAGAACGTATTCCTCCCTGTTCTCCAATATAACAGTATCCAGCTTGGCTTGTTGTTTGACGTGCTTGGGTATTGCTCAGCGCATCGTCTGCAACAGGAGGAGGCGGTGCGTTGTTTTGTCGTGCCGTTGCGTCATTCAGAGCCTTCATATCTGTCACTTGAGCGATCTTATTTAAACCACTCTTTGCTACATTCGCCGTGCTGTCAGCTGCTGCAGTTATACCGGTCTTTGCTTCACTTACGATTTGCTTTGCCACGTCACCAGTTGTGTCGACAACCGTTTCAACACCTTCCTCCGCTAATTCTGCAACCTTTTCTACTGTATCCTCTACGGCATCTACTGCTGTTTTAGCTATGGATACTGCTGGCTTTACAGCTGGTTTGACTGCCTGAGATATCGTCGACGTCGCCACATCCGTTGCTTTCCCTAAATACGTAAACAAATTATACCCTAGAAATGCTAGGATCAAGACCAATAATCCATATCGAAACCATTTAGATGAGAAAAACCCCCCTGCCTCTGCAACAGCCGTTTCTGGCGTAGGTGCTATGGTCGGTGCTACAGGTCCACCTGTTACTATCGCAATGCTTTCATTTGCTTCCATATGTATATATATATATGGAAACATCTATTTTACTTACATGAGTCCCCATCTTTGTGGCCGCACCACAATAGGTTGTGCGTTTCTTTTTGCAAATTGTCTGCAACTGGTTATCAAAGTTGAATATCCGCCACCAGACGCTATGAATGCGGGTGCTCTGCACAAGTATACGAAGTCGTCGTCGGGGGTGTTACCACTTCTCACTTCACATACTAAACCACTCGCCTCAAAACGAGCCTTCATGATTAAAATCACCTTCTGAGATACATTGTCTATTGAAGCTCCTATAAAGCAGGTTTTTCTATAGTGTTTATCATTATAGTGACTCCCTGTAACCAGAACAACCTGTACTGTCTTGCCTTTTGACTCAACGATTCGTCGAAGTCTGTTAACCTCATTGGCATAATGCTCAAAACTATAAGTGTATTTGCCCCACTCAAGTTCGATCCCATTAGCAATCACCTCTTCTGCGGTTTGAGATCTACCAACTCTAACATCTGGGCGTAGACACACGTCTCCTAATCTCATGTGAATCGCTATTACATTCTCTGGAATAGCAGGAAGTTTATAAGAACCTACTATTTTGTTAACTATTTCAAGTCGTTGTATCTCTCTTGACCAATGTTGTCCTTGACTCGTGGGGTATAGAGCTGCTCCACGAGTCAACTCGGACATAATTCCCCTCGAACGTTCCGTATACTCTCGTGCAACGATATACTGAGTAGCTATCGAATTGGGGAACTCTGTCCTATATCTTTCCCTTTCATTCCTATAAGAATAGTTTTCTATTTCCCTAGAACAGTCTATTAAACCATTTTCTCTTATCATGTCGGCTAACCGATAAAGTTCCCAACCTGTATATCCATATGTATTTCCATTGGAGGAACTAACTTGCTCTCCCTGCGTATCCTTTCTCACAGGAACAGGTTTGGGACCCTGTACAAATGGGGCTGGGGTGTTTGAATCGTACTCATTGGGAAGTTCAGTCACCGACAACTCTACCTCTTCAACGTGAGCATCTTCTGTGTCATTTTGCTCCAACTCTGGATCAGACACTTCTTGTCTTTCATTTACCTTAAACTCCACTTCGTTCTCACTTTCTACAAAACCCACATCGTCGGCCTCATTAGCCTCGTTGACCTCGCTGGTCTCGATGGTCTCGCTGGTCTCGCTGGTCTCGCTGGTCTCGCTGGCCTCCTGAGTTCCAAAGGTGATTTCTGATTCTATCTCCATAACCCTATTCTATTATTTCTGATAAGTATTCTGCATTTCCACCACAATTCATTGAAAAATTGATCTAAAACTTTTATATTCTTACAATACTAACTAAAGATGGTTTCACTGGTCAGTGGTACAGACTTGCGTTATATGGACATGGCAATGTCCGCCGCTCTAAACTCTGAAATGAGTCGTGCACACCTTGGTTGTGTGGCTGTCGCCAACGGACGTGTTGTTAGCCGTGGTTGTAATAGTTACCGTACTCAGTCTCGGGACGGTCTAATCACAGGTTGTTCTTGCCATGCTGAGATGGAAGCGTTGCGGGGCGCAACTCGTCACTGCAATCGAACACGAGGAAAGTTCAGTCACCTGATAAAAGGGTAGGTGCAGGCGGATGTTCAAGAAGTTGACACTTTATGTAGTTCGCATCAGCAAGCATAATGGTAAGCCTGTTGAATCGACGCCATGTGAAGATTGTGTCAAGACCATTCGTCTGCTTAATTTGAAGAGAATTGTATATGTGGGATATGACGGGGAAATAACGTCATGTAAGCCAGAAGAGTTAGATAATGGAGTGCGATGTGCAGGAAAGCGATATATGTCGCGAACTGGAATCATAGATGAGCTACCGCCTTCTCGGTTAAGAATGTAGTTGCTGCTAATAAGAAGCCCCCCCAGAGTGTATCCATAAAGACGGCGGCAATAGGCCATTCGTCAAAAATAGCATATGTAGTAAGATCAAAGACACCGTATATCACAAAACCTAAAATAAAAGCCTGACGCCAATTCTTTTTTTCTTGGAGAACAAAGAGATACAGTCCGATAATGAGGAATATGTAGACACCCGCTGTAGCACCATATCTTAATTTGAGTGGTGCATTTTGAATCGCCTTAACCACGTTTCCAAAGAAGCCCTTTGTCAAACGGAGATAAATTGCATCGAGAGCAAGCATAATGAGAGATGCTATGACTAACTCTTTCATTATGCTAATAGATTAGATAACTTACTTACGGTAAGGACGACGGTGCTTCTTGGAGCCCTGCGCGCGCGACTGGCGGTGTCCCTTACGGTTAAACTTCTTGTTGCCCTTCTTGGTAGTGAAGTCTCTGCGACCCTTGTGAGTCCGGCTCTTCTGTCCCTTACGCGGGTGGCGGCGGGTCTTGCGGCTAGCACGGCGAGTATGTCTCTTTACCATTGTATACTTTAGTTAGAAAATAAACAATGCTATGACTAAGTCTTTCATTATACTAATAAGTTAGTTAAGGTTTGGGTTGTCTAAACCTTAGATTATTACTCGCACTGCGCAGGCGCGGGCGACAGCGGCGACCACTGCCCACCACCACGCTTGGAATACGGTCTCCGATGCTTCTTCGAGCCCTGTGCGCGCGACTGGCGGTGTCCCTTACGGTTAAACTTCTTGTTGCCCTTCTTGGTGGTGAAGTCTCTGCGACCCTTGTGAGTCCGACTCTTTTGTCCTTTACGCGGATGGCGGCGGGTTTTGCGAGAACCGCCTGCCTTGTGCCACAGCTCCTTAATCTCGCTAGCAAACATATCAAGATCGGACTTGAACGTGCTTAGGGCTGGGGTGCCGCCACTCTGTTTGCGTGTGCGTGTATGTCTCTTTACCATTGTATAATTCAGTTAGAAAATATACAATGAGTTTTTGTTTTAAGATCACTTATTAATGCTTCTTCGAGCCCCGGCGCTTGCTGTGGCGCTTCGAGCCACGGTGCTTGCGACCGCCATGACGCTTGCTGTGACGCTTCGAGCCACGGTGCTTGCGACCGCCATGACGCTTGCTGTGACGCTTCGATCCACGACGCTTGGAGCCACCACGGCGCTTGCTGTGGCGCTTCGAGCCCCGACGCTTCGAGCCACGGCGCTTGCGACCGCCCACCTGCACGGGAGCGGCGTCGACAGCGGCATTGCATGCGCTGCCACCACGGTGATGCCTGCGGGATACTCTGCGCGAATGTCTACGAGTCTTGCGGCTAGCGCGGCGAGCCTTACGGCCAGCACGACGAGTACGCGAAAGTCTCTTAACCATTATACATTCTAATGAGAAAAATATATAATGAAACACGTTATCGCTAAAAAATACTAAATGCCTTGTGAGCTGCCGCATCTAACTCATGACCAAGCTTCTCACCGAACTTATCACCTTCTTGTTCGATCTCCGATCCCCATTTCTCACCCTTGCAGCTCGCACAGCCAGCACGTTTATTGTACGGTCGCCGCTTAATACCCTTGGCTGAACGAGTTTGACGTTTGCCCTTTCTGTTAAAGTACTTATTCCCCTTCTTTGTCGTGAAGTCCTTCCGCCCCTTCATAGTCCAACTTTTCTGCCCCTTTTTCGGATGCACAAATCCCCTACGCGTTCGGATTAACTTACACTTTCTACCTACACATGCCCAAATACGTCCATTTGAATCACTTTCTATGTTTGTCGCGACAAGCCTTCTACGACGAGTACCTAAAGGTGCCCTACGTCCTTTTGTAATCAGGGTGGTAATCTTCGCCATTATATCATATCTCGACATTTAAACTTTACTATGGTGTGCTCACTTTCGCGTACCTAACAGTCCCAAACTATTAATGGTATCGAGTTTCTTTACTGTTTTCTCCAAACTACTTTGTGAATCGAGACCATGCGTCAGATACTCTGTCGCTGGCGCCTTCTCGTTCTTCTTAACCTGACGATACACTGCATCGACACGCTCTACCACGGAATCGATAGCAGCTTTGTTTTCATAAATCTTTATCCCAGTATTAACGGGAGTAGTCAAAAGAGATACTGCTAAATAAAGTAGATAACGCCTCTTCTTCTTGACACCAGCACTATATCTCATTGCAAACAGCGACACAAGACTTTTCACTATTTTTACAACGACAGGTTTATGACTACGTTCTGCTTCCTTGATGAGTAAATCCCATACTATCCAAATTACATCTTTTTGACTCTTATCAGGCATTTCCGTTAGAATACGCCTATTGCCCTGACAAATCTCCTTCTTCTTTCGACAAGTGCTGTCAAACTCAATGATCCATTCAACCCAGTAACAAGCCATCATACTATTCTTTGTCTCTTTGGAAACATGATAAGCGCATTCATTGATTGGAACAAATAATTCTTTAGGATCACCATCTTGGTATATTCGAGCACCATATTCCATCGTAGGAGCCTTAAGTCGATTTGACATTTCTGTGATGTCAAACTCGTCTTTTTTAATTTTAATATGCTCAATAGTATGATTCTTGCGCGATTGGCATAGTACACAAACAACCTCGGTAAATAGCCGACGTATCTTTGCATTGTTTCGCATGTGCAATTCGTAACCAACAAAACCATTCTTTACCACGTCGCGGAAAGTACCCAGACGTAATTCCAGATATGGAAAAAGTAAAGGGTTCGCCACGTGAATATGCTTAGCAGCACATTGAATGATCGTCTCCCATAGATCAACAAAATGACCCGCACATACTAACTCAGCAGTCCAATAACATGCTGGTTCAATTCGGTTATCACGAAGGGCAATTACTAGTTGCTTAATCGCTGCAGTCTTCTTATATCCAGAAAAAGAAACACCTCTGTATTCTTCTGGTTTTCGCACATCGTTTATATGACATTCCTCTGACATAAGAAGTCCACAGACAAAAAATATAATTATATTACATATACTCTTATGGCTGCTTCCATTCTAAAGTCTATTTACAAGTCATCATGCTGGGCTAAGGTGCTTTTCTCGCTAGCCATTGCATTACTAGTTCTCTTTATCACAAATACTCTTTCAGAGCGACATAAACTTCAGGAAGGTTTCACCGAAGGCTTTATAAAGGGATTCTCTAATGATAAGCCCTTCGTGCTTAAGCAGAATGCGGAGGCATTTGATAGCTTTTATGCAGGCATATACGACGACCTCCTTTACAATGAAATTAAAAATAGTTATGAGATCGGAAAGATCATTAATAAGACTTCTCCTTCGTCTGCCAGTATCATACTTGATGTAGGCGCTGGAACAGGTCATCATGCTGGACAACTCAAGAAAGAAGGGCTTGAAGTTCAAGGCGTCGACATATCACCAGCCATGGTTGCAAAAGCCTCTCAAAACTATCCAGATGTCCCCTTTCAAACAGGGAACGTCCTCGAGACAATGCTCTATCCTGCTAGTTCATTCACACATATAACTTGTATGTACTTTACCATCTATCAGATCGAAGACAAGATGCAATTCTTGCGCAATTGCTACAATTGGTTAATGCCTGGTGGCCATCTCGTTATCCACTTAGTAGATCGCGAAAAGTTCGACCCTATTGTACCTGCCGCTTCTGTCCTGATGGGAGTCTCCCCGCAAAAATACGCTAAGGAACGAATTACTGCTAGCAATGCTGTGTTTAATAACTTTACCTACAAGGCTGAGTTTGAAGAAATATTCCCCAACGATTTAGCGATTTTCCGCGAAGTCTTCAAAGACAAGAACAGCAACCGTGTAAGACAAAACGAACATAAGCTCTATATGCCGAAACACGACACTATTATGTCCATGATCAAAGACGTCGGTTTCATAATCGTAGGCAAAATCGACATGAAAGATATCAAGTACGACCATCAATACCTCTACATTCTTCAAAAACCCGAGTAATGACTTCTACATATGTGTGTACACGATCCGTACATACACATATGCACTTACCACAAATAAATATGACTTAGTATCTTTGGATTGTAAAGTCCACGTGATTTACGTTTCTCTAGTGCAACAGCCTTTGTCTTTGACTTCACACCACTATGACGATTGAAATAGTTATTACGTCTTTTAATCGTTCCGTGGTTCCCTCTAGCATACAACTTGAGAGGAGTGCTGTCTTTGTATTGTTGATAGCCTGTTGCACCAAAGTGGATGCGCCTACGTTTCTTTGTATTCTTATGTTCTACAACTGCCTCGTACTTTTTACCTTGTCGGCGGCTTCTCCGAAAACTAACGATCCGCTCTTTCATACCAGACTTAATATAAATGCAGAAAAGGTTCTTCATAATTATCAGAACAAACTATAACAAGTCATGAACATTCACATTATACTTTATATCGTCACTGCTATCGTATGTATATTCTTAGCGTTTCGGGTTTATTTAAAGGTCAAACACCCTTTCTGGTCTCAACAACCTGTCTTCCACTACTATAACATCAAGTATTGGCTAGCTCCCCCAGGTATCATAAGTAAAGATCCCCCATCGCTCTCCAAGTATGTCAACGATCTTAATGTCAAGTTCCATACTATAAATGATACACCCGACAGCTTATTCACGCGATGTGTTGCATTTATTAAGAGTAACTACATGCGGACTAAAATGTGTAACTATATTCCAGATATAAAACATGTCAAACCGTATTTCGAAGGACATCTTTACAAGTCGTTTGTATCAAGCTACATGGACTCTGAAGTCTCTCGAGATATACAGAAGGGTTCCATAGTAACGGACAGGATAATGGGTATTATGACGACTCGACCCGTATACCTTATACACAAGAAACGCAAACGTCCCGTATATTACGTCGATTACCTCTGCGTGGGAAAGTCCGATAGACGTCGTGATATTGCTCCTATGGTGATACAAACGCACCACTATCATCAGCGCCGCGAAGAACCAAGTATTCATGTATCAATGTTCAAACGCGAAGGTGCCTTAACGAATATAGTTCCTCTGTGTGCCTATCCGACACGGACGTTTGAGATAGGTAATGTCTTGCAGGATTGGCGTAAACCAAATCTAAGCACCTTTCGTATCGTTCCAGTGTCAAACAACATTGAATTAATCGAACGAATGATCCATTCCGCATACAAACAAACACCTTATGTCATTCATTCCAATTTAATCAATATTCAAAGACTTATCGAGACAAATAATATTCATACGTTTTGTCTACATGATGGAGAGGAACCAATCGGTATGTTTTTCTTGAGAAATATGATGTGTTCTTACGATGGTGGATATACAGTTTCTTTATTTGCTTCGATTGGGGTAGATGACGTTAGAGACGCGATGGCATGGGGGGCTATGGAATCCCTAAAGATATTGGCAAAAACAAAGGGTTACCAACATGTTTGTATTGAAGAGGTCGGGGACACTATCAGCTGGCTTGATCTTGCTGTAGGCCGCATCGGGGTTAGGGACAGCTGTCCTCCTTCACCAACAGCGTATTATATGTACAACTTTGGCATGAGACCTATCGCTGCCAAAGATATCACTATTGTTCTTTGATTTAGCGCACGTATTTCCCCGCTCGCGCGAATGAGTCGACTATGAAAATAACGAACACCCCTAAGAACCCATAGAGTACTATTTCTTCCGCAACATGTCCTGTGCGCGAATCCTCTTGTTCTTCCAACATATTGATTATGCGGTTTAGCTTTCCAACAAGGTCGCTTTGAGGAGAACTTCCACTAGATGCCTGTCCAGCTGCTGCCTCTGCATATAGAGGTAGCAACTTCTGATAAGCGTCTCCCGCTTGAATGTTTGCCGTGTTGTTTGTGCCCTGTGTGTTAAACCCTTCGCGTACGGTAGCGACCGTATCCAATCCCCTTCCACCGATACCTGGAAAAGGTGCGCGGGGCACGTTTGGTTGTTGACCACAACTCGCAGAGGTTGCAGGTAACGGCTGGAACTCGGCCAATGACGAACCCTCGTTTCCTACATTTACTTTGGCCGAAGTTGCATTAGCCGCTATGGCTTTCATGACGTTCTGTATCCCATCAGAAGGAGCTGCTGCGGTTGGCTGCCCGCCACTTTGCGAAGACAACAGACTTCGACGTGTCTTCGCTTTTTCTAAAGCCGTGCCCTTTCCTCCCTCATTCTGACTTTCATCAAAAGGTGCAGCCGTCAATGCTAAACAAGACATTCTTATATCACAAAGAGATAATTTTTTGTTTGCGCTACTCAATAGCCATAAGTAATATTCTGCTGTATATATATATCGCACATGAGACAATTGATTGACTTTGGTATCGTAATACTAGTCCTCTTGGCTTTCTATTCTAAACCCCGATATCTCTACAATTTAGGACAATCCCTTTACGGAAAGGTATTCCTTTTACTTTTAGTTGTCATAATGACATTGAGAGATGCTATGGCTGGCAGCGCGGTTGCTTTACTTTACTTCGACATAGTGAGCGAGTACCGTGAGGGACTAGAGAATAGCGCTACTGGCGCTACTAGTGCCACTGGTGCTACTGGTGCTACTGGTGCTACTGGTGCTACTGGTGCTACTGGTGCTACTGGCTCTAACATACCCACAGGGTTTCCTACGCCGCCGCCAGGCGTTACAACATCTCAAGAGTTCATCGCTTCATTCTGTACTCCTGGCAACCCTAGTTCTCTCCTCACATCTACGGGAGAGTACATGTGTGCGAGCGATATTAGTACCACATATCCTTACATCAAGTTCACAAACGGCACATGTTATCCATGTGACATTTCCTGTCAATACACCATTAGCACCACGGACCAGATCAGTGTGGAGTCCACGTTCAGAGGTGCCACTGGAGCTACTGGGGCTACTGGGGCTACTGGGGCTACTGGGGCTACTGGGGCTGCTGGTTCTGTAGTGACCACAACACTGTCTGGGGTAACAGGCGCCGAAAGTGAAGGGGCATACAACCGTTCATTGGCGGCGGGTGCTGACGCTTCCACTACCACGACGACGACGGCGAGTTGAAAACTTTTCCTATAACAATGTATACTATGAACGATCTTGTAGTGTACATTTTAATAGCGGCGCTTGTGTACTACGTAATGCCTTTAGTAGTTGCAATGCTAGACGCTCCACAACAGGAGGGATTTGCGGTTATCAAGCCCACAGAACGGTTCATTAAGTCCAGTTGGCATACTTTCCGAAGATCGATGCACCGACTTTGGAAAGATATAAAGAACCTCAATGATCGCATGTGGAGAGACATGAAAAAACTATAATATGCTTTTTCTCACAATACAATATAGTATGCTGCAAAAGATCATGTTCTACATCAAGAGTTCTCTTCATAGCCTTAACAACAGTAAGTTATTGGCAGGTGTGATCATGCTAATGATGAACGTCGGAGGCAAGTATATCGACATAAAGTTAAGCAAAAGTCAAGAGACATTTATCAAGAACTCGTTTATTCGTGAAGTCTTTATATTTGCAGTGGCGTGGATGGGAACTCGTGACATCGTTACGTCTATAGTACTTACCGCTGCGTTTATGATATTAGCAAATTACTTGTTCAATGAAAAAAGTAGCATGTGTATCATGCCTGCCAAATACAAGAATCTCGAAAAGATACTTGACACCAATGACGATGGTATAGTGTCTCCTCAAGAAATTGAAAGGGCTCGTTTGACATTACAAAAAGCTGATAAGCAGCAGCAAAGGGTAAATCAAGTGAACGCACTTAATTACATGCATGCCAACCAGTAAAACGGTTTATTATATTGTCTTATACTAAGATGGTTTCAAAACTTCGTATAAAACTCAAACTCGAAGGCGAATCAAAGGGAGAGATAAATTACACCCCGTCTATGAGTGCTCTAAATTATGGTTTATCGACGAACACTCCAATCTATTTGATAACCACAGTTCCTTTAACTCGATCCATTGTAGATACCGTTCTTAGAAAAAATGGTGCCGTAAAAACAGATTACAAGAACCGTGCAAGAGCTTTTCTCATACCACAATATGTGAATGAAATGCTTAAACTTGCAACTGAAAAAAAGGCACCGAAGCTAAATGATAAGAAAATAATAAAGGATAACATAGACTTAATATTGTCTTTCTTTTTCCACAGCAATGTCCCTCTTATCGCTGACAACCGAACATACCGTGTTCAGTCTCATTTATTAACCGATACATCGAAATGCACAGATCCACACAAGTTGTCTCGCAAACTGTCACTCAACCAGTCACTCAAACGGTCACTCAAACGGAAGAGCTCGGCTACTAAGGGCGGCGCGCCAACCAAGAAGAAGTCTCCCTTCAAGGCATTGTCCTGGCACCCTTCCACATACACAAATACCCCTTCCAGTATCTCTCCCAGTGCCGCATGGGCGAAACAGAGCTCTTCAAAGCCGAGCCGCGCATCCCCCAAGACCGTTTCCCCTCAGATTAAAGATGTTTGTGAAGTCGTTGTTGAGGTTTTTGTTACTCAAGGTCTTGCACCACCCCGTCCATTGCGCAAAGCTACAGTCGGATGTCGCTCTCGGCGCGCCCGTTTAAGAAAGACTTTCAAAAACATTATGAACTTTGATATCGGTGAAGACAAAGCAATAGGAGATCACCAACGTGTTACACCACCCATGCACTCTAGTCGCGGTGTTACACTTAAACGAAACAAAAGATCACTGATTCTACCTTCCATAGGCTCGCTACGTAACCTATCGCAATATAGCCATCTCACACGCAACCCTTACGGAACACCAGTAACAGGCTATTCACGTCTTTATCAACCGAGACCAAAAAGCTCTTACAAACCGATGACGTTGAATACCAGATGGTCAAGTGGTGGTGCACGCAAAACAAGGAGAAAGCACTAAAAGCGGTGACGACACGCTTAATCTGAAATAACAAAATCTGGCATATACCAATGAGCCTTACTCGAGGTTTAAATGGCAAGAATGTTATTTGCAAGAAAGAAAATATCATTCTTAGCAGAGATACAACTAACGACAGTTTTCATCTTCTGTTTGACATCAAAAATGACAACATTCCACTTCCCCCACTCATTAACTTCTCTATCTTTGAGCTTTTAGGAAAACTTAACGAAGACGTCCTAGAACGTGTTGAAATCACAAAGAAACATTCAGAGTCAGACATAGAGTTGTTATACATATTAAAACGCTTTGGAGCAGAACTGGGCATACCACAGAAATATATGCATATTCGTGTTAAGGCAGAGGTGTTTGACAACAAAGTCATATTTACAAGTGAAAGCTGTCCCTATTCTGCCACCGTTCCGTCTACGCTGGAACTCATCGAAAACAGCGAATCACAAATGATCGTAACATGGAATAACATACACAAACTAGATATCAAATACGCTTTCCAAGCACGAGTGCATGATAACCTCCCTATCTTCATGGAAAATCTTATGGGGTTGTTGACCAAGAAAATGTTCTATAGGGTGAAAACATTTATAGAAAATATGAAACTATAGAAGTAGTACAATAGTGATGTTCAAACATATCGGGTTTGTAACATCTTCATTGTTAACAATCGCATGGGAATCTTTGAAATACAAGGTTACTGGAAGTCAATACCAATTTGTTAAGAATCTAGCTGATAAACTTATAGCACGAAACATATTTTATGTTAAGGCGTTCCAATCTCTATCAGCTAACATTAATGTTCTCGAAGATCGTAGTGCCCGTTACCTTAGTTCTTTTGCAGATAATGTAAGCTATACCGATTCAGAGGTTGACCACGATGTAATTGATGTTTTGAAGGAATCTGGTATTGCGTTTGACAAAGAAACTCCTGCTAATGCAGGTATGGTTTCACTTGTCTACACTGGAGCTCTTCCAACAGGAGAACGTGTTGCTATTAAGATTCTACGAAAGGGTGTACAAGAGCAGTTGAACTTATGTATTGAACAAATGGCTACATTGATACGGGTACTTGCAACTGTCCCTGCTTTCCGTCGTCTCAATATAGAAGATATGTTCAATGAAAACAAATGTCTCATGCTTCAACAGGTGAATTACTTTAACGAGGTGGAAAATATTAACACACTACAAAATATCAATACAAATATCGACTATGTGCAAATACCACGCGTGTTTGACTCATATACTCAAAATAATGTCATAGTCATGGACTTGCTGGAAGGACGTAAATTGGCAGGATTAGACAAGGATGAGCGAGATAATTATAGCTACACAATGGCCCTTTTCGGCATTAAATGTCTTCTGTTTGACGGCGTATATCACGGAGATCTTCATCAAGGCAACATTCTTTTTATGGGTACAAAGGATAATCCTATACTTGGTATTCTTGATATGGGTATCATGGGTACACTTAGCCGTGATGAACAAAACAGTTTTTATCTATTCTTCTACTCTCTTGTCCGAAGAGAATATACAGACGCCGCCGAAGCTATCATTGATGCACTTGCTGAACCCAGCGAGCTTGTTTCGGCACTTCCAGAGCATGATATGCAATCGCTTACTCGAAAGTTAGAAGAACTGTCCAAGAATATGATCGAGATAAGCAAGGAATGTGGGGTAGAAGAGGTCAATGAGTTGAATAAAGAGCTCGGCAAATACGGATTACGGCTTTCCAAATCATTCTGCAAAGTGCAACTCTCTCTTGCGATGGCAGAGGGAGTCAACAAAGGACTGTCTGTCGAAAAGACTTTCATCGAGCAGATTGAAATAGCATGCAACCGTCTTTTCCCTGACTCTATGATCACTATATAGATTATACGTAAAATTGACCATTTCGCATTCATCTATATCATCAGAACAGTCTCATGATATACATCCTCGTCGACGGCAGTTACTACTGCTTCTATCGATTCTACGCCTTATGCACGTGGTGGAAAAATGCACATCCCGAAGAGGAGCTTGGCGATCCATTCCTGAACCCACACTTTGTTGAGAAGTTTAGGAACACATTCGTAAGCAAACTTCAGGAATTGACTAAACAGATCAAACGTACATTGCCCAAAGGAACAGAAGTAACTATGTATGTGGGCAAAGACTGCCCACGCAAAACCATTTGGCGAATGGAACATTATGGAGAATACAAAGCTAATCGAGAGAAAGACGATGCCTTTCTGGGAGGCCCATTCTTCGCTATGGCCTACGGGGAGCAACTCTTTCAAAAGGGCGGCTGTGAACTTGTTCTCAAGTGCCCAACACTTGAAGCTGACGACTGTATCGCTATCATGACCCAACACCTCATCAGCAAAGAAGATACAGAAGGTGTGTGGATTATCGCCAGTGATGCCGATTATCTTCAACTCGCTCACCCCAAACTCTCCATCGTTGATCTAAAACTAAAACCCATCAATCGCTCCAAGAAATGGAGTGGTAACCCAGAAACTGACCTCATGTGCAAGATGATCATGGGCGACCCAAGTGATGGTATCCCCGCTATATTCCCCAAATGCGGCATCAAAACGGCTCAACGTTGCATCGATGAACCCGCATTCTTAGAAAAACAATTCAATAAACACCCAGACGCCAAAGACAAGCTCGCAAAAAACAAAACACTCATCGACTTCCAATGTATTCCTCCTGATCTAGTAGCAACCTTCACAAACAGATTCTTATGAATCGCTTCCACCCATCATTGTTGTTTTTTATGAATTATTCGCGAAAAAATTATCTACATATTTATAACCTGTAGATAATGAAAATGAGCGTTGATGTAGATTATCTACCTCCACGACCCAAAAGCGGGGGTGAGAGTCCAAAGAAGTATTATTTACCTCCAGTCCATCGACCAAAAAGTGGGTTGAATGTGGCTGTGAGTCCAACGAAGGCTAGTAGCATAGACAGTTTATCAGATAAGTATGTCAAACGAACTGCTTATAAAATAGGGGATTATGAGGTTGACAAGATCATTGGAGCAGGTAGTTTCGGTAAGGTGTACAAAGTATTGTGTCCACGAGGACGTACTTATGCCCTCAAGAAGATTCCTGTGTTTCGCGGAATGGAACGTTACGAGGCGGCATGTGTTATAACAGAGGTTAAAATCGCTGCTTCACATAACTGTTCTTATATGTTATCGGCTAAGGATGTCTTCATGGCGGGTGGATATGTGTGTATCGTTACCGACTACGCACGCCGGGGTGACTTACACACCTACATAAAACGTAGAAAGATATTGCGATGTCATATTGAAGAAGGTGTCATCTGGGACGTCCTTCTGCAGTTACTTATTGCATTGGAATACATGCATCACCATAACATTATTCACCGAGACATAAAGTCATTGAATGTCTTTATCACTGAAGGTAACAAAGTGTTACTAGGCGACTTCGGAATAAGCAAGATTCTCAAGTCATCAAGTGTTGGTACGGGAACTCAAATAGGAACTCCCCTTTATACAAGCCCTGAGATGGTATTACGTCAGCAATATAATACGAAGATAGACGTATGGGCATTGGGATGTGTAATCTGGGAGATGATGACATTAGCACCAGCCTTCAATGCGAAGAATGCGCATCTGCTTAACCAGCAAATATTGCGAGGATTATGCTCTTCGGCGATTCCCCAAGGCCGTTATAGTGATACGTTGATGACCTTGGCAAAACAAATGATAGACACTGATACAAAACGGCGGCCTAGCATACGAACCATTATGGATATGCCAGGCATACGTATACGTCTACAAAGTAGTTGCTATACACCAAACGATCTAACGCAATACACAGTGTCCCGCAATCTACAAACGGTCATTTATCCCCCTCTTCGAACCAGTGATTGGCCGCGCGCGTGCGAAGAGTTGCGAGATATAATACCGAATCTGAATACTAGGAGACGCGAAGAAAACATCAATTCTCGAGCATCCAAAATATACTACCAACCGACAGAACGCATCCGTGTATCGTTGCCTCGTCTTAAACATATTGAACAAAAGAAACGACCACGGGCTCCTGCTCCGATGCGCGCTCTACCGAAGCCGACAATCCCCCCATGGGCGCGAGACTTCTAATCTGCCTTCGGCAAACGGGTGATATCGGACACCCCTTTCTGTATCTTCTTCTTAGCTGTTTCATCTAATGTGTCCGTTGTGTTTTTTACCATGCTCAACCATTTATCCTGTTTGCGTGAATCGTCCATAAAGTCAGGATTCGCTGCCTCCCACTCCTTGATAGCCGCGACTTGTTTGTTTGACACACCATCAATCAGTTTACCCAGTTTCCCACCACTCTCCTCTTTTGACCATGAGCCTTCTTCCTTGATATACATTACATTGCGCTTCGCATCTGTGCAATGTATTGGTCTTTCCTGTACTGCCATACTACCCAGTTCTCTTCCCAGAATCTGCAAAACTCCCTCCTTCTTTCCATGTTCAACCGTTCGTGTCAAGTCTTCTAACTGCACCTTCACGTTCTCAATGAACTGCCCTATATCCAAAGCGTTAGCGCAGTCCTCGTTAAGGAATAGCTGGAGATTGAAGTTGTTCTGGGTAGTGTTCTGTGTGTTATTATTCACTGTCTGAGCTTTTCCAGCCAGTTCCATCAGCTGCGCGTGCTGCTTATTGTTCTCCTCCACAAGTGTCTTTACGAGATTGGTCAATTGACCCACCTCTGTTGTTGGATGCAATGTCGGACATGTATTCTGGTGTCGGGCAAGGCTACTACTGTGCTTATATGTTCGCCCACACTCACAGACACATCCTTTTTCATCCCCCTTCTTCTGGTCATTTTCGACCAATGCTAATTTTTGGTATATTTGGTTGTCAAAAGAGTTACATGAAAGTTGCTCCGTTTTATTGCATATCTTTTTGTGAGCATATAGGTTTTGTCTGTGTGAGAAAACTTTTCCACATTGACATGACAAAGTTTTCGGAGCTACTTCATTGACATTTTGAGCTACTTCAGTTACATTGTAACCTTTTTTGTGTTTTGGTGTCAAAATGTGTTTATTCCAATTATACTTTTTACACGTAGAATAGTCACACTTATCACAACGATATGTTTTGGCTACTTTCCCATTTTTGTCCCTAAACATTTTTAGTTATACAAATCATTGACAAAAAAAGTAGCTCTGGAAAACGAGAGTTTGTCCAAAAAAGTTATGGTAACAAATGAAAACGGAAAAAACCCGAAATGAGAGCATTATCGTCTAAAACCAAAAGTCGGCATTTTTTGGTTTTGAATCTCCAATCCATTTTTGAAAAAAGGACAATTATTTTTGTCCATTTTTGAAAATCCGAATGAAGATTGAAACACGGTTTTCTGCCGACCTTTGACCTTATGTAGGGGCGCATCCTGTATGTACATATTGACCTACATATATGTAGAGCAATATATCGATGTATTATTCAGCGTAATATCATATTCATTGGCGGCGGCGGTTTGCCTATTCTGCAAGCCCAAAAGGGTTTATCTAACGATACTTTTGTGCCGAATCCGCCTCCGTGACCAGGGAAAAAGGTTTCATCAGGAAGTGTACAATCGCCGCCCATATGTTTATAAAGCATGGAAGAAATGCTTTGATCATGACGATGGTTTTCCCCGGGACCATTATAGTGGTTTGTGAAGAGGGCAGGGTCTTCTTGAAGGATTTCTAACAATGTATTCAGAAACTTGATAGTCCAGTCACACTTTCGCATCATGAAGATGCCACCAACACACTGTCCTGAATCAAGATGAGCCGCTTCTTCTTCGTCAGTAAGATTAAACTTCTTTTGGAAGTAACTAACGGTCTTTTTATTCGTATAAGATCGCTCTATATGAGGCAGCTGAAAACGAAGAAGTCCACATTCGCTTTCGTTTACCATTTCAATGTATTTCTGAAAACGCTCTTTAGATTCGGGAGTAACGTTAATGGTGCAACCACTGTCCAGATATGTTACGATGTCACCTTTCTTCATGTGGCGAAATGCATCAATAAGTACCCCGACCTTCCACATCCACCAGCCTCCCCCTTCTGGAGAATGCCACCACCGTCCGCACATGCTTCGAAATGCGTGTGATACGTCAAGCTCTGTATAGCATTTAAAACCTGTGAAGAGACCAGATTGCATAGCTTCAGATGTAATCGGCCCGTATCGTTTAGAAAAACGTCTAGAGGCATAGCTTACGCCGTAACACTTCCCCATACGCTGTCTCATAACATTATCTTTAAACTGCGTTTGTGGTCTTTGGAAACATGTTAATTTGATATATGTAGTACCAAATCAACATGAAACTTCGGTGGAAAGCCAGTTGCTTTTGTCATGATCTTTGTTCAGCCGTTTATGAATATAACAGAAACCTATTACTATGCAGATGACACCGATCAAAGCAACTACAGGCAACCACCATTCTTGTCGAACATCCATGGATGTCGATTATAATAACAGGTTATTACTTTCCTAGATATCTAATGCGACAGTATTTCGTTCGCTCCGAGGCTTACGTCTACCAGTCTTTGCTGGTAGTTTTTGGTCTGATAATTCTTGTAAGTCCTTAAGACTTATCGTACTACCTTCTCCTTCACTTTCCTTACTGAGGTTTACAGTTTTAGTTTTCATTCGCGATAAAATGTGACTGATGTCGGAAGGCCCCTTCATCTCAGCACGAGAAGGTTGTTGGGGAGCGGCCGCCCGCGGCGGAAGACGCATAGGCGCATCACGAGCAGTGCTTTTCTCTGGTGCGTTAGGATTACCATATGTATCACGTACATCGACTCCAGTAGCTGTTTCACCCCGAGCAACCTGAATGTCGGGGCGGTTAGATCGCGGAGGCATCTGTGTCTGCATAGCCGGTGGTGGCATTGGCTGTCCGCCTCCCATAAGCCCAGACATAAAACCACCGAAGCCGGGGTTTGACTGACCCATGCTGCTGGCGGCGGCCTGCGTAAATTGCTGCATTAGCTCAGGGTTCTGGCGCATAATATCGTCCATCCCTGGCATCGACGACTTGAACATGGTATTTGTCATATGCAACATGATAGCCGAACCTCCCAACTGGAAAAGCAGTTTAAGCTCAGGAGCCATTTTAGCCTTCGACTTGTATTTCTCATGAAGTTCGGCAAAAACCTCATCGTAATCATTGATATTCTCATGCACCTGTTCTGCCCAACCATCTAGTTTGACATCAAATGGATCAAACTTACCGTTCAAGAACTCTAGTCCAGTAACACACGCCATCAGCATCTTGCCCTGGAAGTTGACACTATTGCTCTTCTCCTTCTCTGCTACTATAGTCTCGTACTCGCCCATCATCTCTTCGAGAGAAGAATCCATAGTGTATCGCTTTGTTAGACGACCACCCTTCTTCTCGATTTCCTCGAGCTTCCTCAGATAGCTAAACTTCTCCCGCAGTAGCTCCTCACGCGATTTTGTTGCTTCTTTGGCCACAAGTGCTTCTGGATCACCGTGGATTGCTTCTAGTGTGTTAAGTCCATTCCAGTTATCGGCTGTTTCGACTGCCCCCGCAGCCTCCGCCGTGGACTTCCCTATTCGAATTGCTCCAGTTTGCTCTGGCTCAACATCTGCAGCGGTAGGAAATACTTTATTACCAAAAAGGCTTGATCGTGCCTCCCTCACCGATCGGGTAGGGTGATCGCCTCCTCCAGAGAGTTCATTCAATTCGGCTTCCAGATCGTTCACATCACCGAGACTGATATTATCGCCATCACCTCTCTGTGACGAACCCTTACGTGTTCTGTCATTCATGAGTAGCTCTATCCCCCCACCAAAATTGGTCAACTTCCCATTATCTGCAGGTCCCTTACTGCTCGCTAGTGAGATGCTTGGGACTTCCTCAAGATGATCCATGTCAATAACCACACTTCCCTCTTCAGTCATGTATAATGCCATACACTAATAACTTCTAAGTCCTACGAATAAACAAGTGTTCACGAATTATCGAACATTGTATGCGACACTTTTAAGCGTTCTTTCAGATACCAAAGTCCCTGCAAAAGAGAATCCGCTAAATCATCTTTTTTCTTGCTGCTTTCTAAAAGTTGAATCCACTGCAGGTGTGATGATGGCAACAATTGAAGTAAAGCAGTTTTTGCTAAAATTACTGCTTGTTTTTTTCGTTCTGCGTAAGACGTAGGAGCCATCGGATCATGAAGATCATCCTTTAACTTCAACTTATTACTAGACGATACCGTGACGACCTCGCAATTGACATATCTCATAATGAAATACTGATAAAGCATACCCTGAAGGGTTTTCATGCGAAGGGCGATCGTTCCGATCTGATTCTCTACAAGCACAATGTCGACTTTTTCGCCAGATAGTATTTTGTCTAGTCTCTCCATTAGAGCCTTTCCTAGTACGACAATATCAACGTCTTTTGCTTTGGGTACATGGATTGTATCGAGGTAAGTGTTTTTTCTATGTTCATCGAGATATGCAAAGACGTCTGACTTCTTCGGCATCGACGGACGTGTAGTGGAGACCGTATCTGCGAGTGCTTGTAGTTCGACATTCTTTAACTTTTCGAGCCGCAACCATTGGGAATCTGGAACTTTCCAATCGCTTTGTTTCCCATGAGTTTGACAATAAAGAACGTCTTGTTTTCTCCATTTGGCTAGTCGATATTTCCCCTTGTCTTTACAATGATTACAATAGTTGGGTGTTTCCGTAATCAGGTTAATTATTCCCCACTGTTTGACATCGACTTCACCAGCAGCAGCATTCACTTCTAGTAGACAAAAAGCTAAGTTCTTTATCCCTACGTCAAAACTAATTATGTTCTGGGTCATGTTCTTGTACTTTCAATAACTACAAGAACTTAGTTTATGTTGGAGTTGGGCGTATTGTTTAGTTAGCATTCGGATATCCTCGCTTAAGATATTGGTCTTGCGTCAGTATCGGAGCAACAAGACGGCACTGTAATTGATAAGAGGACAAATACTCGTTTTTCAAGTTGCTCGTTTGATAACCGAATGGCTGCGTGCTCTCTGTGCATGCCTTGTAAAGGAAGGGAGTGCCAGTTTTGGGCTGCTCCTTGCCATAACGAGGAGGACATACGCAACACTGATCACATGCATTGAGCTGATTCTGAAGAATAATTGAGTCGGCATTATTAGTAAGGAAGTTGCGGTACTGCCAATTCGTCTTAATGTTATTTTCTTGACGTATTCTGTCATTAGTCACTGCTCCTGGAAGCCATGAAGCATAGTTCCTCCCATCAGACATCAAAGGCGGAAAACCAAAATGAATGTTGTTCGATCCGGCGTAACAGGTGCCCCAGCTCATCTTATACTACTTATAGAAAAGAAATCATCATGTGGAAGCAATTAGATCGATTAAACCGGTTTTCTTGTAAGCCCTAGCTTGACTTATGCTAGGGACAATACCCTTATCAACTGCCAACTGACGTAAATCACCGATGGGAAGTCGCTTAAGATTTACAACTGTCAATTCGTTCGACTCATGTGTGGCAGACACTTCAGGAGTGGAAGATTTATCATCATCATCATCATCATCCGAATCTTCCTCATCGGAGCTCTCGCTACTAGAGCTTACTGGTGATACCTTTGAACGAGTATCGTGTGTCTGTATTAATGTGCTAAGGGTTGCGTCATCTACAACCGATGACATATCAATCACTTTAATACTGTGCACGTCATCTGCCGCAATATGTGTATCGATCACTCCGACAGGGACCATAGTGATATCGTGAACAACATCCATGGGTTGATTCTCTATGCGATCGGAATGCACTAACTCGACTATGTCACCGTCATCTACACTCGTCGTACTCTGATCACCATCGCTTTCACTGTCACTGTCTGTATAACTGCTCCCACTC